AAAAGAGACGCACTTGACTCATCCTCTAATCCCATCTTATACCGTCGCAACCGAACAAAATCCTCCCGCTCCATAGCTTGCAGAACACCCTCCATGCCAATAGCACCCATCCGACGAGTAAACATCAGACTGATAATATTGGCACACATAAACCAGGCCGGAATATTGACACCCATGGTATCGAGCATCAAACCGGCAACCTTGGAAATGTACATCTCTGCTGAGGGAACATCTGAAGCCGAATTGTAAAGACGGTAGGCCACATCATCGATGTCTCGATATGGACGATACTTACCATCCTGCTTAACAAGTGTTCTTTTCAAAAATACGATTCTATCTTTCTCAGAGGTTGTGAAGTGCCCCGACCTCGGATCAAACTCAGCGACCAAAGAATAGCTCTCGCGGACCGACTTTTCCTTGAAATTTAACTCCCAAAGAGCCATGTACTCACCGAGAGTTTTCATGTTAACAACCTCACTAATCGACGCAGCAAAAGAAACCAAAATATCATCTCCCTGGACCCACAAACGCATCCTACCATCACGCAAACTCTTGTGCCAATCTGCGTCGGGAAACTTGCGAGACAAGCTTGCCATGAAGGAGTGCACGGCCCATATCACATGAAACGTGTTCAAGAACGACGTATTATAATCGCCCGAGAACAAAAGACCGATGACAAAGCGAAAGCCACCAGGCCAATTAACAACGTGATAGGCCGTATTTTGAATCAACCACTCCATCAGAATACGAGTAATGTAGGAATTCTCGCCTTGATCAAGGTCAAACTTGGTGAGAACAGAAGCCAACAAAATGGAGATGTCATTTGGTTTAAATTTTGTATCTTTTTGACCAATATCTGCACATCCGAAGGTGCGACCCTCCTCGGCTCCCCCCATCCCATCAAAAAGCTGCTGCGAACCCCCACCCATATAGCGGAACCCAACGCGATAATGACTACGGTTAAGAAGGTAATCATGAATAGGCTCGCAGAGGATTTTTGCTATCATGTAGTGAAGGAGATTGACAAGGAAAAAAATACGCACTTTGTTTGGATCATCTCCAGGTTGCCGCAATTCGGGTTTAAATGAAAGTTTGGTGACACAGGCTGTGAGACGCGACG